AGCCCAATGCGGCGGTTTTTCAACATTTTTGCATTGGTTTCGGGCCAGTGAGTATTTGACAGTGTTACAGTCTTACCATAAAGATAAGCTATTTTAAGAGTTTTTAAATAGTCTTCATAAGTGTCGTGCTTGGCTGGAAAAGTCTCCACTAGGCAACACAGTTCAGCATCTTCAAGCTGCTGTTCGACACAAGGATTAAACCCCATAACATTCTTATCATCGTCTCTGGGCAAATCAGCCATACGGCCGCGGGTGCGAGCGTTATCTAACCAAATGTAGCCCGGTTCGCCGTTAATTTGACTCTGCTTGGCATGCCATGTGTAATCCATGCCTACAAGTGCATGAAATGAGTTATTAGAACCCCAACGGTGGTGATAAAGCTTTTCTTGATCATTTTTCATTTCAAGGTAATGCTTATCATCGTGGGCGCCCATGGCTAGTGCAGCGGATCGACGAACATTGCCCGATACCACGCAGCGACCAATCAAGTTTTCCGTATCAACAATGTCTACAGAAGTAATCAATTGTCCAATTCTGGAATCATACAGCTCTTTTAAATTTTCATGCAACTCAATCAAAGGTTGCGGGCCAGATGAGGTGCCACCAAAACCCTTGATTGCTGCACCGAATGGACGCACTTGAGAATAATCAAATTTAGGTATTTGGTTTCCAAAAAAGTAACCATTCAATAATACTCTTACCGATTCAACCCATCCTTCCCGAGAATCTTCAACAAAGTGGGTCTCGCCGCTGTATTGAGGTTCAGCGATCTTTACAGTGCCGGCTCCCAAAGTATCAAAACCAACGCCGATACCAACCATCAGCGCGTCCATGATCCATGCGAAAAGATAGCCCCCCTTTGTAGAGATCTCTTTAGTCGAACGGAACGCACAATTAAACAAACCGGCAGCGGTTCTCTCTTCAATAAATTTAGTACCCATCATCCACAAACCACGGCCGGGTGGAGTCCATTTCAAATTGAATAGGCGATCATATGCATCTTTTGCAGTTCGCTGGGCCTTGGCGTCATTCCATTCAAGGCCTAACATAAAAACATGCTGCTTTTGCATATTAAACATGCCCTCAATAACACGCCTGCAAGTGTGGTGCCACTCTTCTGTGCCAGTGGCAGCTGGGTCGAATTCATTGAGTCTTCTGGAATATGTTCTCTTAAAAGTAATATACCCAAGAGGGCCCCATGGGACTTGCTGCTCTTTGTATTGGTCAATAAATGTATCTGATAATTTGAATTTTCTAATGCTGTCGATAGTTCTCATGTTTTAGTTATTTCCTTTTTGTTTTAAACTTCTCATATCTATTTTGAAGGATTCCCCTCTGCTCTTTTGCTGTAACTGGCACTGGGTTCATCGGCAGTGTAGCGTTAGCGGTATTTACGGAAACCTTGGGTAGCATCTTAATGCATACATTTGAAGTATCCATGAATATATCATAAATAATACCGTCAGGTCCGTTTCTATTCTTTGCGATAAACATTTTTCCTTGATTTTTTTGTTTATCCTCAATGGTACGCGATATAGTGCAAATAAAATCTGCAACAAAACATTTATTAAATGCTTCTGAAATCTGTTCCATTGTGATCACTTCCGCATTCAAACCAGAGCGATTAGTTTGTGAGGCGGTCCAGACTGGACATTCAAATTCTTGAGATATCGCTCTGAGTTCTTCATAAATAGATTCTAGCTCATTGCGCTTTTCTTTGCGAATAATCACAGGCTTAAGTAGATCGGCGTAGTCAACCACAATTAGCCCGGGCTTAATGCCTCTTTTAATTAATTTTGATAAATGGGTTTTAATGGTGTTCGTGGAGGCTGATTTTGTTGGGTATTCTTTGACGATTAACTTGCCTTCAATATCTTTTACCACATCATAAATTTCATCTTTAAAATTCTTGAGGTCGGATAAGGGATAGCTGGTAATACAGCTATCATATCGTGATGCCACAACGGTGTCTTGAAGCTCTAATGTGTAGTGTACCACCGTTTTTTTCTCTTTCAATGCTTGAGCGCCAAGATGAACAAGAATCATTGATTTGCCGGCGCCCGTGGGAGCGATAACAACACCAAGTTCACTTTTACCAAGACCACCACTACTAATATTGTCGATCTCTTTCCAACCTGTGGTTACCGGATTTCTGAACTTAGGCCTGAAGCGTTCTTCAAAGTCTGCTAAGTAATCATAACCAAAATTATTATCAGAACCCAACTTTAAGGCATCGTTGATTACCTTGGATATTTCGTCAAAAGAGCAGGCCTGCAGCAGGTTAACTGACTCAATCATAGCCTCTTTCAGCTTTTGCTTACGGCAAAATTCTAATGAAATTTCTTTGATATATTCTACATCAGTTACCTCATGTATATCAATCTTTTTGCAATAATCCATTAATTGATTATAAGCAACTTCATCATCATTAACGTATTCTGTTCTTAATATGGTTACCAACGCTTCGCGCGACGGGTGCTTAGAATACTTGTTTCTATACTTCAGTAATTTACTTACAAACATCTTGAGATATTCTAATTCAAGAAAATTAATGTCCAGTACTTCACTAATCTGATCAGCAAACTCACGTTCTTCTAATATTAACTGAACGAGGCCTTCTTGGAAAGATTTACCATATCTACTAAAGTCTATTTTTTCTGCCTGCATGCGCCTCTCGTTCAGTGAAATAACTATAACATCTACAAGCGTAAAGTCAAGTTAAAAGTTAGTTTATTAGACTGCGACGTCAATACCTTCGTTCGCAATCTTGTTTAAGTGAGTCTTAAGTTCTTCCCAATTTAACTCACCAAATCCATCATCGATCATCATGCCCAATATTGAAGTTTTGTTAAAATTAAAATCAAAATTTTCTACTGATTCTTTGACAACGATCTTGGATTGAATTGACATCTGTGGCGAATATAACTGCATCATTTTGTAGTTGTGTTCAATTAGCTCTTTATTTTCTACAATATTGTTATAAACTTTCAATTTGCTTTCTTCAAGTTGCTGTTCACAGTGGCCGATCACATCATCAATTGTGAATGTCTTTTCATCCGACAAGAAATTCAAACGCTTGGCAACGGTACCAAAGCCAACACCCTTAACACCGGGCAAGTTATCAGAGGTGTCCCCGATGATAGCCCTCGCTAGAGCCATATTGGTAGGGTGTACTCCTGTTTGTTCAATGATCCTATTAGTGTTTAGAAATTCATCTTTTATAGGTCGCCAGAGGACTGTTTCTTCGTCACAAAGTTGCATGAAATCTTTATCATTGGAGACTATAATTTTTTGCCAGCCGTCGTAATGCTTGAGACCACACACATGGGAGATCACATCATCTGCCTCTACCTGTTCTATCATTGTTTGGACAATCGGCATCTGGTTTAGATATTCAATCAAGCGGCTTTGCTGCCAAATCTTGTTTTGAATCTCTTCATCGGCCGTAAGATTGTGAAACGCTCTGTTGAGACGGATCGGCTTGCGGCCCGACTTATAGTTTTTGTCCATAGTCTTGCGCTTCCGCGAACCATCCGGGCCGTCCCACGCAATTATAATGTTGTCAGGCTTTGTAGTCCTAACCAATTTCTGCAGGATCTTGAGGGAGCCCTTAAGACCGCCTATTGGTTGGCCGTGGTGTGACAAACTTGGGTCTACAATATATGCTCTGATATACATGTTCAAGGCGTCAATAATCAACACTCTTTTATTTTCTTTATTCTTCATATTCATAATTAATTAACTCGTAAATGTTGCCCCAGGGATCTTTTTTATACACAGAGTGGGAGCCATCTCTATGTAGCTTAATGCTGCCTTCGACATTTTCAAAATTGTCAACCTCAAAAGCAAAATGTGCTGGATGCATTCCTTTTTTAACAAATGCCATTTTAATGTTCTCAAATTCTACAAAAGCCCATGTCTCATCTGCATACAACAACTCAGCGTCAAAATTAAATTCATACCATTTGGCTGCCAATGTGGGGTCATCCACAACTAGGGCTAAGTGGTCAATTCTAGTCATCTTGTTGAACCAAGAGCTTTTCTAGTTCACTAATCTCTTTGTTAATTGAAGCATATTGCCGCAAGTTACCATTACGTTGACATAGCATGGCCTCTTTTTGCAGTTTACTGATTTTCTTTCTAATTTTGTTAAGTTTTATTTTGTTGATAAAATCTCTAATCATGCCACACTCCTCTTGTTTAGTATATCACGATACTGCAATAAAGCAAGCTCTTTATGCTTGGCTTCGATCATAATGTCGAAAGTATTGCCGTAATCTTCAAGCGTGTTGTATACAAGATCAGAGTGTGCTTGTGGTTTAATCTTCGGATTGTTGTGCTCAAGCGAACGAGATTCGGCATAATGCACAACCGGCTTGATATCACCCCATGTGGACAGAGCAAGTTCAAGTGCCTCTTGTTCGGTCTGACCACCGGGATGTAACATGTGGTGGTGATAATCAAACACAATAGGGATGCCAATGCGTTTGTACACACCTTCATACAGTTCTAGCGTAGAATACAGCGACTCTTTGTCATCATTCTCAACAGTCAAACGAGAGCGAACATTGTCCGGCAAGCGTTCAAAGTTGCGACAGAAGTTGTCAAGAGCGAACGGCTTGTCACCGTAGGCAGCACCGACATGAATATTGAGCTTGGCATACGGAGTGCGAGGCAACCCGATAAGATCGAACAAGTCACCGTGAACCGACAAATCAGTCTTGGTGAGTTCGAACACACGCTCTTTAGGTGAGGCTAGCTTGTTAAACGGCCCAGGATGCGATGTGAGCCGCATTCCATGCTTACGGGCAAAGTTACCCGCCTTGAGTGCCGCGGCGTGTATAGCGCCGAAATTAGGCATGTCTACGAGGTCATACTCGGATGCCCATGGAATAATATCGGAAGAAAGCCGATAAAAGTAAATATCATTGGCGAGATTCCACTCAAGAATAGTGTGTAAATCGCGTAGATTTTGCAGAGCTAGCTCGGAAGCATACTCAATACCACGATCATGGAATGTTCGCTTGATCATAGTACGGTTGGTTGTGATACGCTGCGACTTTGGCAGCGAAGAAAAGCCTTGATTGATACAGGCATAGCCTAGATAGTTTGACACATAACCCCCTTAGTTACATTAATATTATATCCCGCCGGGGGCCATGTGTCAAGTATTATTTAGTAGTTTCTTCTTCATCATAGAAGTCAGCAGCGGTACCTTGCCGCTTGTCAAACTTCTGAATCACTTCGCTCTCCATAAGCTCAAGTACCTTGGCTCTGAACTCATCATCGGTCTTAACAAGCTCAGTCCACTTTGATGGCTGGAACTTCTTAGAATAATCTCCAGATGTCAACGTGTACCATGAACCTGCCGATTGCATGTAATTTGAGCTTTTAATTGCGTCAAACCACGATTCTTCATCTTGGATTCCAATGTCTTGAGTTCCCCACAAGATCCTGAATGTGCAGTTCCTGCCTTCAGTCCCAAAACGAGACTTTTCAAGCTTCACCTTGACCTCGGAACCAATCTTGAACCCCTTATCGTCCAATACTGCTGCTGCCTTAGACTTACGACCGGTTAGCCAAATCCTTAACGAGTACGAGTAGTGCATCGCCTTACCGCCGGGAGTGATATACGGGGTTGTCATTGCTATCTGCCGGGCCATGGGGCCATGGGGGATATTTGTCTTTAATTGATTAAGTACAATGAAAGTCGCCCTCTGATCGGCAATAGGAATGACCAGCTTAGACATACCTTTGGCCAAGATTCGCGCTTTAGTGGCCACAGTAGACTGTGGATTAAAGTCACCCTCAACGTCAGAGACCGAAGGCGTAAACGCCAACGAATCCCAAATAAACACCAATTGGTCGTCTGCTGCACCAAGGAGTTCTTCAATGGTTTCCAAAACAAATTCAACTGAAGATGCTTGAATGTACATTAAGTTTTCCAAGTCACATCCTGCACGATTTAGAAAGTCGGGGTCAATTGCTGACTCCGAGTCAAAATAAACCACAAGCTTGCCTTGTTTCTGGGCATTCGCTGCAATTTGAGCAGCCATATAAGATTTGCCAGTTGATTGAAGACCAGCAATCTCGGTAATTTTTCCAACGGGAACACCAGCTAGCTGACCCTTACAAATGATAGAGTCAAGCCATCTAGAGCCTGTTGGAATCCACTCCTTGACAGAAGTGGGATTGTCGGTGGTAAGATCGTGTGCCACCTCACGGCCGGCTTTTTTATTTACCAGCTTCATAAGATCATGCATAGATACACGACCTGCTTTAGTTTTGGCTTTTGCCATTATTCCTCCTTGAGTTGTTTGCTCTGTTTGAAAAACTTATTTTTTTGGTCATTCCACGAATACGCATGATCAGAGTCGCCGCAGTCTCTAAGTGCCATTGGTAGCACAACTTTGTCGATAATCGGAAGGTCCCAATCAATAGTTTTTTCGTTTAGGTTCCACTTTGTAAATTTTTGAAGCATAGTCTTGATCTCTTCATTACGCGATTCAATCTTTCTTAGACTGGAGCTTCCCTCTACGATGAGGTGAACTTTCACGTTATCAACCTTAGAAGCGCCGGTGTGAAATGGCTCAGCCAACTCACGGAATATGTTTCTTTCAAAAGTCTTCCATCGTGTTTGAAGTTGGTGGATTTTCTTGTTGTTTGGATCTCTCATAGACCAGACCTCGGGGTCCCAATCGTATTGAATAAAGTGCTTCTTAAAACATTTTTTCAAATCCGCATCGCTGTATTCTTTAATTGGTTGGCCATGTTCTTGAGAAAAAGCACTGTTATAGATGAGTGTTTGTTTAGATGCATCCCTAAAACTAAGAGGTTTGTTGGACAACATCCACTTGTCAAACCACGTACGTCTAAAACCCTCTTTATCATCTTCTTCGCGCTTAATATAAGCAGAGCGGATCTCGCGCTCATACTTAGTAACCGATGAGGTGCCCTTTAAGTCAACATTGGTAATCTCTTCCCAAGCATCGTGGACTTGTTTAGCAAGGTCTTCCATTGAGTCTGTATCTTTGTCTTGTTTTGTCTCTGTGTTGCCCATAGAGGCGATTTTCAAAAGAATGTTTTGTTGTATATCTTCTGAGGTGTTGCCTTGGCGAATTATTAGAGCCTTGCCAAAATAATTATTTTCACATTCTCTTTTTCCATAGCCGCGGTGATTACCGACGCCTATATAGAGGAATTGCCCTATCTCAACCATTACGCAAGCGTAGTCAAGCGTCTCACCGTCATCAAATCTTGTAGTATAATTTTCACGCTTCTCTTTATTAAGGCCGTTTCTGCGTGATTGGGCCTTTTTCTGAAGATTTGAACTAGGAGGTGCGAAGGGTGCATCCTTATAGTTAAACCGATTGTAAAACTCTGCTTCTAGATTGTGTTCGTCGACGAAGTCGGAGATTTCACGATAGCACGGATCTACTGAGTTAATCCCAGCAAAAGTTGTTTCAAATATGTCTTTTCCGACATGTGCGGTACCGAATTGAGTTTCAGTTGTTTCAAATAGTGTTCTTACACTTCCCATAGTTTCCTCTTATATAGTTTAAAAATGGCACCCATTAACCGGGGTGCCAGCGGCTTTTTGTTACTCTGCTGCTGTATCTGCAGAGCTGGCGGTATCAGCCGCTGTGTCTTCATCCTTATCCCCACAACCCATGAATAGGGTCGCAGCAAGGACTGGTAGAACGAGTCTCATTTTCTCTCCTTAAAATAGCGGCAGACTTTTTACCGGTCTGCCAGCGGCTGTTTGTCACTACTCAGTTGTAGTTGTTTCGGTGGTAGTTGTTGTATCACCTGTCGTTTCAGTGGTTGTTCCACCTTCAGTAGTATCACCACTCGTTGTTTCGGTCGTGGTGGTGGAGGAAACTTCAATAGAATTTACAGTCTCCTCCATGGTGGTGTTGTCCGACACCGTTGTTGGCTCAAGAGTACATGTTCCGTATGCTGTGGCTACCACAAGGGCGCCTCCAACAAAACTAACTTGTACCTTCCATTTAGCCCATGCGGACTTCATCCAATCTAACATAATATATCTCCTTGTATGTTATTGAAAAGGGGCGCCCTATTATAACCGGGGCGCTAACGGTTGAGTTAACCGGCCATTAGCTCATCAAAGGCCTTGTCAACATCGTTGGCTTCACTCTTTTTACCATATGATTCAGTTTGACGTGAGCGGCCCTCAGCGGACTTATCACTAGACAACTGCTCATCTAAAATGGCATCAACTTGCTCAGGCGTTAAACGCTCAAATAAGCTGTCAAAATCGGGCATATTTTCTAGAAGCCCAGGGATTGCTTCAGCGTCACTCAAAAGGGGACTTGTGTTACGACGCATCTTCAAATTAGTTTGTGGATACGCGCCGGGACGAGTTGGCTTCGTATAAGTAAGAGTGATATCGGTTCCCTCAACAGAATCGGTGATATCACCATATTCTGGATCAAGAATATAACCCAAAAGCAACTCGTACGCAGTCTTGCCATAGCCATAGACCTTGACGCCTTCCTCTTCACGACCGCGAACCACAACCGGTGAGAAATAACGTTGACGCACAAAAAGTGATTTAGCCAACTTCTTGCTCTCCTCATCGTTCTTCTCGGTGCCCTCACGCCACAAAGATGACGCGAAATCGCATACTGGGCAGCGTTCACCGAAGTTGCGCTTCGGACAAAGCACACCGCCCTTATGATCTCCCACATTATAGTGGAAGTACATTTCCTTCAACGGATCACCATCTGATGTTGGTACGATCCGAATATCTTGGTCACCTTCATCTGGCTTAAACCAGTGTGAAGTACCATTATCTCTAGTTCCCTCACCACGCAATGTGGCAAGCTTTTGTTTCATTAGTTCCATGTTAATAGACATTACTTTTTTCTCCTTTTGTTTTGATAAAGTATACTGAGCTTTCCTCAGCATCTAATGTATTACTCTTGAGCTAGCTTGTCAAGAGTTTTTTGTTGTATTACGTTGGTATGGGCAACGCAAAACCCAAAGTCTGTTTCAAAGGGTGACTCATAGATTGCATAGGATACATTTTTAAATGCATTCCTAGGCTTATCTTTAAGATGCCCAATGATCTTTTTATGTAAATCTCCGTCCTTTTCCAGTTTTTCAGTTGATATGCAGATATAATAACATACATCGCGAGAGTTGTCAAGTTCATAATACCAATTTTCTTTAAGATTGTATGGATCAATACGACCAAGCGCACGGATCCGCTGTATATCCGAAGTTGATTCTAAATTGCCGATAATCGGATTTGTATGATCAAACAAATTCTTATAATGCACACAATAATAGATAGTTTTGTTAATTGTATCAAAATACTTTTTGATTGGCACAGAGCCAATAGATTGCTCTAATGTTGGATTGCTAAATACAGTAAATGAATTAAACAGGCCTGAACGAGTGTACTCTTGTAAAATGCCAAAAATTGCTCTTTCTTGAAGCTTAGTGGTTCCGAGTAATAAGTCAGTATCTGGCTCAATGTAATAAATATCCATTTTTTTGTTTCTCAAATACTGTAGGATCGCGAGTGTTGCATTCGCCGTGCGGCCAGAACCACACACAAATACTTGAACGTGATCGTTTATTGAAGAAAAGAATTTTGTAAGGTCAGGAATGCTGCTTTCATAGTCTTCCAATTTTTCTTGATACTTGATTTTACGCTTGTATTTCGTATTACGAGTTACGTTATCAGAGAGAACATATGTATCGTATTCTTTATTATCTGTAAAGCAGTTGACCACGTTTTCGCCGGCTGTACCAATACCAACCAAAGAAATCATAACTGTAACTCCTTAAGTTCAAAATAGTTCTTGCCGGCGTTGATATTGCCGCGGAAGTGTCCAAGAACATTATTTTCAAATATATTTTTAATTAATGGCACCAAATCACGCTCCTGATCATGTAAATCAATAACTATCTCGTCGTGGACAATGTGTGAAATAAACGACTTCTTATCATTTAAAAAATTGTCTATTTTAGTAGCGCGTTCCATGACCAAATCTGCAGTTGTACTCTGGATAAGATAATTGAAAGCTCTGCGTTCGTCAACCTTTATTTTTCGACCCATCGGGGTTGACACATAACCCTCGTTGTAATATTGTAACAAAATCTTATCTCTATTGTAGAGATCGCTCTTGATTGTTTCGGATTCCGGATTGTACAACCAAGCAAAAAACTTTTCTTTTGATTCTTCGCGCGATACCACACCGCCAAATACATTTTTAGCGTTCCACTGGTGGATGTCCCAGTCAGGCTGCGGCTCATCCCCCAGCGCCAGTACTGTTCTCAATTCGGCGCCGTTATAGTCAAGGCTCAAGAACCAATCATTCTTTGGCTTAATTGTCTTACGATAAATCTTTTTCATAGTCAGTATTGGCAGCGAATTACTAAAAGTAGTAAGGCGACCAGTGACAGTGCCAAAAAGATTATAATCAACATGCTGTGGGCCGTTGATGAGGCGATTAATCTGTGTTCTATCCCTTGTATTCGTCATCAATTCCCTGCAATCTTTGTTGTTAATTTCAAAATTATGATATTTAATTTTGTGAAGCAGTCTGTGTACTTTGGCTAAATGTTCGTAATTACTAGGCTTTTCGTAATTTTCAAAAACAAATTTAGTTATTTGATTTTTTGTTTCGCAAAATTCAAGCAGAAAATCTTCTGGTACCAGATCATAGAAGCAAAGCTCTCTTAAGTCGATTCTAGCAATCCTAAAAGATTGTAAGTAAGCCTTAAACTTTGATTGGTTTGCTGAGAGCTGTGTTGATAATTCTTCCGGACAGACTTCTGCTAGATTTTGGCCGCCGGATCGTAACCAAGCGTATTCAACGTCATTGTTTGAAATCGCGCCAGAATGACGCCATGTTTTAGTCAGATCTGTCGGTAATGCATCAAAATGTAGCTTACCGTTTACGTAGATACCAACACATTCGGATTTATCGTCTAGGCTTTGAAAGTACAACAGGTTCTCCAGTCTCTTTACGTCTTTTCATAATATAACTTAAAGAACCATTATAGTCAAATGGATGATTGATAATTCTTTCAAAAACGATAGACGCACGAGAAGGTCCAATTGAATCATAGATTGAAAGGCAGTCTCTCATTATTCTTTTTTGTTCACTTTCGCTAAACTTTTTCGGCTCTTCATTCATTCTTATTTCAAATAAAAATTTTAATACTTTTTTGTCGTCAAATATGTTTGAAAGCTTCTCTTCGCTATAACTGTCTGGGATAACATAGGTTGTTTTTAAGCGACCATTGCATTTCTCAACGACCGGTATCTTGTCAAGTTTAACCAATTTATACAACCGATGCAAGTACATTCTAAATTTTTGATAGTAAATATAGTCGGCGCGCGTGTACCCTATATTCAAAATACGGTCAGTAGTTGATAGTTTGTACGCGGCGCCATATTCTAACATTTCGGGAGACCCAATATCTGCCACAATCCGCCATGGTATATTCTTATCCACCATGAAGCCATAGCTTCTGCATGCATTTAAAAAGTACTTCCAATGCGGAGATGCAACAAAGTTTTCAATTTTTTGTTGATCGTTAAAATAATCTAAGTCTGCTATTTCTATAGCCAAGCCGCTAGCATTAATGGGGCAATATTTACTTTTAACATAAGCCGAAAAGGTAAAAGGATACGAGGGTACTGTTTTCTGTAGTAAAAGCTTTAAATGGTGCATAAATTCTTGAAAGTTTCTAACGTGTATTTTGTTTTTAGAGAAGTGATTTTCTATTGCAGAGGTATATGTGTCTTGGTGTTCATTAAAAAGATCAATGGGGTTAACAAAAGATTTAAATACATTTAAAACACTCAAATAAGGGTGGCCAGGGTCTAATTTACCATCAGCAACTGCTTTTTGAAATTGTTGTTTTAAATCTTGAAAGGCATCAACAACAAAGTTTACAGCACTTTGGGCAGGACCATCGATGCTGGTAGAATCTAATGGCACTAGAGCCGCAGACGATGGGTTATCTAGAAAAATTGGAATAAAATTTCTAGTTACGCGTCCATATAAAAATTTCTCACCAAAATTAAAATCAACTAGGTTTTTATATTCAGGATCGGAGAAATCAACATTCTCAAAAGCTGTCGTGGAAGCAAAAATATCATAATTATATACCACTCTTTTGTTGAAAGTTAAAAAGGAGCCGTCGTCGTTATCAGTTATGTATAAATCTGCCATTTTATTTTCCTATGTTGGTATATCGTCAGGTGAAGGACCAGTAGCCTCAAAAGAAGCCCCTTCGTCTTTTAATTGCCCTGTAAGCGTATCAAAGTGATCTGAAATGTACACTTTACATTTTGCATTTGATTTTTGATTCGCCCCTTTGGAGGCTTGAGCCGACTTTTTAGTTTTACCTTTTTGGTCAATAGACGATACCCAGACTGCTGTAAGTCTCGTTTCTCCTACTCCCGGGGCAAAATCATGTTCTGCTTTAGTAATCATGTAGTAACCACCCACACCCAAATCAGTTAAATCAAATCTGTCTATGTCATAAGCGCCCATGCTCGGAGCAAAACCTTTAGGATCAACAAAGATATAGGCGCCTGGAAACGCTGTTATATTTGCATATGACGTGATATTGACATCATAAATTTCTCTCAACTGATGTAACCCATCGTAACCTTCTTGCTCAAAGCGCACCTCTTTTAGGCCCGGACTATCAGTTTTTTGCAACGAGATGTTTTTAACTATTCCTCTATCTTTACCCAACACATAATGAAATATTCCTCTGCTCTCGTCCTGTGACTGGATTCCTCTCATATATTCTAAAGGCTGAGTTCTTCCAGCATGGAAAATAAAATAATTCATTTCTTTGTTAGCGCCGGGGTTTGGTTTATCATAATAAGCTTGCCCTTTAATATTCAAAATGGGCAGGCCCTTTACCGAGTTTAGGTTTAATCTGTTGAACTTATTCTTGCTGTTTTCTATTTTTCTTGTAATCTCGTCTCGTCTAGGCTGTTTCGGATATGAAGTTATTACCGATTCATAAAGTCTAACTTTTTGTTTAATTGAAAAAGGATAACATGAATCTTCATTAAGATAATTTTTTACTAAATCGTTAAATAAGTCTTTTAAGAATTGTGTCAATGGGTAAATCGCCTGATTCTTTTTAAGTAATTTACTTGTTAACCACTCGGAGAAATATTTTACAGATACTGGAATATCTGCAAAATTCACGTAATAGGGCTTACTAGTTCCATGGTCAACGATTTCAAGAGGACCAAGAACTACTCTAAACTTTTTATATTCACGTGCAGCTTTTTTTAAACTATCTATTTCTATTTTCTTTAAAGCTGGATCAATCCCAAGACTTTTATAGCTGTTTCCAGAAGCGCCGGCCAAACCCTCGGCTGTTTTTGTTAGGCTATCGTCTAGGCTACCCAGAATAACATTGAGCATATCGCCAATAAAAAAGAAAGGAAGCTGAATACTATCCATATTGGCTAAAGTCATAGCTGCTGCTAATCCATCTTTTTTTTCTTTTGCTGCTTCCATCTGTGACTCCATAGAGGCTTGGAGATCTGCGTCTAAAGTGAGACTAAGCGCTTCACTGCCCTTTGTAACCTTGCCAGCCAAAGCGTAAGACGGTCCTTGGGCCAAGACTGCTTTCAAATCCTCGCGAGTGAAATTTAAAACGTGTATATAGCCGGCTTTGAACATCTGTTTAAACAAAAAGGCATGCATTGCTTGCTTGTCTTTGTCTACTTCTGCAGCATCTTCAGTTTTAACATTATTAAGCATTTTTTTTGCTTCGGCTGACTCTGTGCAATTAACAGTTTCTTCTATTGTTTCAAATGCCAACTTTCTTGTTAACATTTTTATATTTGTAGGCACATGAGTAAAAATATTCATTTTTGATTTAGAATAATACTCTTCCACATAAGCAAAATACTCAATTGAAAAAGTCACGCGACCAAGATCGTCAAAGCCAAACTCATGAGTAACAGGAGTCAAATTAACACTAACAAAGCTGTCATCTAAGGCTTTTTTCATGTTGCCCTTGATTGGCGAATTGTTGGCACCGTGGCTAGCCCAGCCAAAAACTGCTTTTAATCTAAAATTTAAATCGTCATCTTCTTTAAAATTTTTAGCTTTAACACTTTTGCCAGTTTTTAATGCCAAGTCAATGTATCTAAATGTTGTATCTTCTTTCGGGGTCTTGCCTTTGATTATTCTAGGCTTTAGCAATTCGTCAAAATCGGCTGCATGCAATTTTAAGACTGCTTTTATGCAGCGTTTCTGTGCAAACAAATCTTGGCCATCAAAAACGAGATTAAAAGAACTAATTCCAATTCCAAAGCCGCGTTTGTCTTTGTTCTTCAGCAAATCGGTAATGTCACCCCTATTCGCGTTTGAGTCAAATGGAATCTCAACCTCTTTAGTTGATCTTGTGCTGTTTGCATTCTGGATTCGATATAGACGAATTAAAGGTTGGAGCGACGAAATTTCTGCATTAGTTGCATTGAAAAAATCTTTTTGGTTGCTATATTGTGTTAATTTATTAATAAAGCCGAAAGATTGACCTTCTGCAATCAACGGAGCATTTGCGACAAGACCTCCACCAGTGCCGCTCCTATACGGTAAGCGGCGCCTGATTTTAGGTTCGCCGTCATCGGTTGTATCTTTTGCAGTTGTATCATCTAAAGTTCTGCTATAATTTGCTAACGTTGCTATCTGTCCTAATAAAATACATTGTTCTTTGTATTCGATAACGGGTATTGCCATAACTTCGGCGCCAGTCATCGCTATAATTCCTTCGCTGGCCGCGGCACGTTGTGCATCAGTGCCACCGTTGTGGCCGGCCATTGAGGCACCGGATAGATACCCACGTTTGGTATCTAAATCCTGATTAAACTTCTCATCAAGCTTTGCTGCGCATTTATCAAGCTGGCTGCCTGGGGCGCCCATGGATTTTAACTTAGTGAGTTTACCAACCAGAATGCGGAGAGGTTCAACATTACCGCCGGCTTCCTTGATGTTTCTGCCGGCATTTTCTGCGGCCCTGCGCATAGCATCGGCATCTTCAATAGATCCTTTGTCTAGGCGTTTCCCGCCACCAGTTTCAACTACGGCGGCGCCGGTTGCGGCGCCTCTATAGCCCGAACGGTTACCACTTTGTGATCCGCGTTTCCAAGTCTGAGCCGCGTCAGCAAGAGTGGGAAGATTTCCCGGGTAGCCCGGGTTGTTTGCTATGTCCATTGTTATTGGAGCATTGCCGTTACCGGTTATGGGCTTGATGGCCTTAGTACCAATACGGGCGACCTCACGAGCAGGTCGGCGCGCCTCGTAGTCGGCGTCGGCTTCACCAGATAGAATACTTTGAAGAGATTTTTGTTCTTTATCGGTTATACTAACACTACCGAATATCTCAAAAGCATCATTGACCGTCAGACCCCCGCCTACGTCTTGTTCTCCAATGGCGTGTATCTCAGCAACCAAAGAATTATACTTTCTAGCTTCTTTAGCAAAACACTCCGCTGATTCATAAATTGCATTGCAATTCTTGTTTAATAAAGCTGTATACTCTTTTTCAGAAGCTTCTAGGGCAGGGTTCCCACCCGAAGCACCTTCAGCTAAGGCGCCCCCTGAAGCACATTTTACTGCATCTGGCATATCTTATAACCCCAACGCTGTCGACACTTGTTCCAAATCAATGGGAATGTCAAGCACATCTCCCTTGCGAATATGGGCTTCTGTCGGATATCCATTATACCATGCGATGATCCACCATAATTCAGGATTTCCATAGTACTTGTTGGCGAGATTATAGAATCTATCGCCATATTTCCATATATGGGTGTCTATCGCTAAAGAAGAGCGCTCCATCACACCCGGATGGTTTAAGACAGCGGTGGCGAAATGTTCAATAAATTTATCGCCGCGGGTGTGCTTGCCAGTTAAGTATTTCTTTCTATTAATGAAAGTTTGGTCTCTATCGTATCTTGACATTACTAATCATTCTCTCCAATATCTGATAATTGATCAGCTAGGCCTGCGAGCGCCGAATCGCCGGCGGCGGTGCCATCCTGATCAGTATATCCTACATCATTAATTGCCTGCACCATTATAGCCGA